CTTTTGTTCTTTTTCTGAAGTTAATCTAGCTGCTCTTTCTTTATTTTTTAAGTCATCTAGTTTTAACTTCATTGTTTCTAAATCACTCTTTGCAATTGCAAGAGGTGTTTTCTGTTTTGGATCACCAACATCCATACTATTAACTTTATTATTTTTATCTGTAATTCTATTTTGTAAATCAGATATTCTTTGAGCAGGTGTTTGTTCTACTTCAGTAATACCCTCTTTCTTTTTAACAATATTTGTTGCCGTAGCGTATCTTACTGCGTCACCTTTTTCTTTACCATATCTGTCTTTAAAATCTTTTTTAGGTAAATCATCTGCCATCTTATGTACTTTTTTTACCTGACCTTTTGTCAAGTCTGCTTCTTTGACAGCCTTTTTTAGCATATCTCTCTGACCAGCATGAGCGTCTGAAGCCTTATCTAATTTAGATATAACTTTTTTAACAACTGATAAATCTTGGTTGTCTAAGCCTTCTTTAAACTTAATATTACCTTTTAAAATGTCTGAAGTGACTTCTATCTCTCTGACACCATCTCTCTTTAATTGTGCCATTTTGTCATCTGCTGACTTCTTATCTTTATAAGGTATTGCAAATCTTTTTTTGTTTAATGGATCTCTATATCTTACTACAAAGACCTGTGTAAATTCATTTACTTGATTTACTTGTTCTCGTAATTCTTGCCAACTTATTCTATATCTACTCATTAGTTATTTACCTTTGCCCCTGCTCTCCACTGATAACAAGACCAGTATCGTGCTTTCCATTTCGGCCCTGGAGTATCACATCTATGTCTTGCTCTGAAGCTTCGTCTTCTTGCAGGATCATCTCTCTTAATACTCAAACCTGTTGTATCACCAAAAGAAACTTTTACTACTTTACCTGTTTCGCCTTTTACATAAACATAAAACTTTTTAGAACCACCTCTAATCGGGTCGTTTAGTTTTACCTTTTTGCCTTGATATTCGGCCTCTTGTAAAGGTTCTGACTCGTGTTCAAATAAACACTCGTCACATTTCTTATCAAACTCTTCATCAAATTGTTTAAAACTTTTCACTTCTATATTCTCTCCGATACTCTTTCTGACTTCTTCTTTTTCATCGCCATGTTTTGATTTAAAGTCTTCTTTTGTTAGAGTTTTAATATCTCTACTATATTCTTTAAATCTACTTTTGACAATCTCGTCATTTGTATCAACAACTTTGTTGATCATTTTTTCGTAGGTTTCTTCTAATTTAGATTCCCACTCATCACCGTATCGTCCCTTATATTTATCTATTGTTTCATCGCTATTTCGCCACTCTTCAATGTCTTTTAATTCTACTTTATTAATCATTTTAATCTTCTTACCAGAGACTTGTATTTTGTTATTTTCTGGATTACTAGGGGTATATGTTGTGCCTTGAAACTTAGGATCATAATTAGTTTCACCTGGTGTAATAGATGAAGTGTATTTTGCATAATCATGCCCTATATCGTATGCCTCAGGCATACCCATATCTGTAAGACCCATATTTACTTTTTCAGTCTCTTTATTATTTTTGTTAATTTTTAGTTCACCATACATCTGTTTAAACTTTTTCGTGTACTTACTAGGTTTAGTCTTTGCACCTTTATCAGCACTTGTTTGTTTGTAGGCTGCAGGATCATCATCTCTCATTTTAGATTGTTTGTCTAATTGAGACTTATGTTGTTTTGCCTTATCTTTTGAAAGACCTTTTACATATTTTTTAGGTAGACCTGTCTCTTTATCTTCAGGCGATTTCTTAATTGAACCACCTTTATCATAGTACTTTGGATCTCTTTTATATTTGTGTTTAGCAATTTTCTTTGCTCTTTCTTCTAACTCAATAGGATATACTGGCGTTTCCATAATATTATGTAACCAACATCTATGTAATTGACTATCAACATCTTCTAAAGTCACATAGTTTGTTCCTCTTCTTATAACTATACCAGTTATACCATTTTGTATATCGTCAACTATATCTCCTATTTCATAGATATGTTCACTGATATACTGATCTCTTAATGTCATCTTTTCTAATTCTTCTCTTGTTGAAGCAGTTATGAAAGGTTTAAATCTTAATGCACCTGCACCAGCGTCATGGTTGACACCTGCAGCCAATTGCATACCTTTTCTTACATCTTTGAATAATTGTAAACCTTTATTTGAATTACCAAATGATGAAGGTAAACCTTTTTTAAATATATCGTAGTTGTCTGATTTAGCGGCAGTTCTCATTTTACTTGCACTCATACCTGTTGCACCATCAGCGTCTGGATCTCTTTCACCAGCAGATACAATATTGATTTTATCATAATTATAGAAACCATGTCTACTTCTTATGTTATTGTATTTCTTAATTGTTGTTTCAAATTCTCTTACTCTATCACTACCAACTACCATAGATAATTCTGTTGTACCTCTATTGTATAGATCGGTTACTATTTCAAATACACTATTAGATTTACTTACAATAATATTTCTAGCGTGTCTAGGAAACATTTGTTTCATTGCCTGTATTTTTTGTCTATATGATAAAGGATTCTTTGCACTATCCTCTGACTTACTTACAAAGATATAATAGTTATCTGCTCTAACTTGCGATAACTTATTCATAAGTTTTTCATGTCCGATTGTTGGTGGATTGAATCGACCAAAGGTAAACGCTATATGTCTACCTTTGGCCTCTTTTATTTTAGATAATGATTTCAGTTCATCTGGTGTTATTTTCCCGTCATCCATAATGTCGTTCAAATGTTTAAAGAATTTGAGATAATGATACTTCTCTAACATTTTATAAATTACATTTTTAGGAAGTCGGTTCTTAACGCCAAACTTTCTGATTTCTTCTGGTGACATATCAGCCGCAAAAGAGTCTTTCCTATCTTGTACGGTCTTGTCACCAATATCAATTAGAGTGTTAATAGAGTCTGTAATTTCAGCTAACTTCTTAGCAACTAATGTACTCAACCCATCTATATCAGATGAGGTAAGCCTTGATAGTTCCTCATAATCAATAATATCTCGAGCCAATTCACCTTTAACAACATCTATTTCAGAAACACGTTTCTGAAAATCCGCTAGATATTTTTCAGGTTCGAAGGTGCCAGGTTCTGGTCTTTTGATAAACTTATTATCGTCTATGTCAAAAGTACCATCTGCCATGTCCCTTGCCTTACTAAATGTAGCAGGATCTATGATAGAAAAGTAGTTTACAGGATGATCGGTGCCGGGTATTGTTTCACCATTTATTTCGCCTTGATATTCTCTTATTTTTTCATGTACCTTTTCTTGTTCTTCCTGTGAACCAGGTATATCAAATAAGATATTTACATCTAAATCAGCGTCATCTCTATATTGTTTTGTTAGTATAGAACCAATTAAGGTATACTTAACTACTTTCCCAAATTTTTCAAATGTTTTAATTCCGTCTATTATTTGTTTTCTTACAGCAGGCTTTAAACTAGGATTACTTGTATCTGGATTATCAAATACAGGTCTTGCGTATGTCTTTCTAGGTATGTCTATAATAGACTCTTTTATAAAATCTTTAAATCTCATTATTCTCCGCCGCCTCCATTGCCGCCGTTACCACCGTTTGCGCCATTGCCACCGTTTCCATTACCATTGCCGTTACCATTTCCGTTAGTATCACCATTACCATTTGTATTATCTGTATCAGCGTTTTTACTTGTTGTGCCGATACGACCAAAGAAAGGGTATCTTACATATTTATTTCCTGTAGGAACACAAACCTTTAGTTTATTGTCAAATCTATATCCGTCAGGACATCTTTTATCTGCAACTAAACTCATGTACTCTTTAAATTTCTTCATGTTCTTCTTTTTGTTTTTCTCTCACCTGCCATCCATCTTTTTGCAATGTAAGATGATATAGGTTTTGTAATCATTCGTCTAACTATTTTTGATATATTATTTAATGTTATGGTTACTAATTCTGCCTCTGATCTATTATTATCAACTACAACAAAATTATTCATACCAAATAGTCTTTGAAACTTACCGATATTACTTTGTACACCTTCCCAGTTTTTCTTTACAATATATTCTGGTACAATTCTTTCTCTTCTTTTTTGTCTTTCTAAAGCAACATCTAAACTAGTATTTACAAATACCATATAACAATCATATCCTAATTGTTTAAGCATATTAGCATTTCTAGCAATAGTATCATAATCTCTACCTGTACTATCAATAACTAAACCAAGTCTACCTTTTAAATAAGTTTGTAATTGATTAAAAATGGTACCTTTTGCTTTCTTTCTTAATATATCTCTAAAGTATTCTTCTTCATCTGGCATTTTCATAGACAAACCTGCCTTTTTAATTTCTCTTTCAAATGCAATATCAGAGTTTACAACTTTTAAACCTGAACCTGCAAATGCTGAAGAAGCTACAAATGTCTTACCTGAACCAGGACCACCTGCAAGAAAAAATGCTTTGAATATACCTGGATCATAAAGACCCTCATTTATCTGTTGTGCAAAACTTTTAATTTCCATCTTCTATTGCCTTTATAATTTTATTAGCGTTATCTTCTATTGTACCACCCTCTGCTTTTATTTCTACGAAACCAGGTTTGTCTCTAAAATGTTCTACTGCAGGACCTGTTTCTCTATTGTATAAGTCTATTCTATTATTGATTATCTCTTCAGTATCATCTGCTCTACCTCTTGCTAATAATCTTTTTAAAATTTCTTCTCTACTGACATCTAAAAATATAACTTTATCGTAACCTATGTTTGCCTCTTCCATATCTCTTACTTGCGTCATATATCTAGGCCAACCATCTAAAACATAACCAGTAGGTGATTGATCTACTTTATCTTTAATTAATTTTAAGACTATTTCATTAGGCACAAATTGACCTGTTGAAATTATATCTGCAACTTGTTTTCCTATCTCACTACCTTTTTCTACTTCTTTTCTTAACATGCCACCTGGATAGATATGAGGTATAGAAAACCTTTTTGTAATGTATTCTGCATAAGTAGATTTGCCTGAACCAGGACCACCCATTAATATAATTCTTCTAGTTGTCTCTTCTAAAAATGTCAAAAATGTTTTCATTATCCTTTTATCCAGTTCTTTTGTAAATTAAAGTTAGCAGTACTAAATTCTAATCTATCTACTAATTTAACAGCATTACCCATTCTATCTACAGCAACATAACCCTCTGGATTAGTTAATTTAAATCCATTGTTAGTTTGTAGATATGTACCGATAGATTTAATTTGATTCATCTTACTTACTAAAAAGTTTTTTGCTGTTTGTAAAGATACATAACTTGCGATTGCAAAGTATATCTCATTTTCATATCTATCAATAAATTTTAAACCTTCGTTTCTAATAGTTTCATATTTTCTTTTTGCACTATCAGTTTTTCTTTTTGTAATTTCGTCATCTAAAACTGAAGCATAATATTTTCTAAAATCTGTTTGTAGTTTTTTTACACCACTTATTGCTCTACCTCTTTTGATATAATCATTAAAGTATATTTTTAATCTTGCACCAACTGATAATAAATTAGTTTGTGATTTTAATAAATTTAAAATTCTTTTGCCTTTGCCAATAGAACCCATAGCCATTCTTAACATGCCATCGTATCTATCACTTTCTGCGTCTGTAAATGTTGCAACACCTGAGTTATCTTTATAACTAGCGTCATCAAAAAATACTGATGGCGTCTTTGTAAATGAGTTTACATTAACGCCAAAACTTGCTTTTAAATCAACCATCTTTCGACCTGTGTAAGTAGTGTGAAAGATTATGCCTAATTTACTTCTTAATATTCTTTTTGCAAGATCAGTATTTTGAGGTACAGCGTAAGTAATAGTGTTAGGTTTAAACGCAATTGAGTCTTCACCTCTAATACTTACTTTTTCAATATCTTTAGGTGTATATAATAAATCGCCTTGAACGATACCTTTGATATTTAATTTTGGTAATTCTTTTAAACAAACAATTAGTTTGTCTGCTAAACCACCTGCGTGATTTTTTCTTATATCTGATTGTGTGTAATTGATTTTAGGATTTACATTGAAGACAGATTTTGATCCAACAAAAAATCTGTTGTTTTCAGGATTGATACCACAGAATACAGCTGGCGCACCATCCCATTTGACTGATAGATTAACTTTTCTACGAGATGATCCTAAAAGCATATTTCTTAACGATTTAAGAAACTCTATTGCTTCTAAGCCACCTGAGTAGCCGTTATTGATTATGTTATCTTCTAAATGTTCTAAATGTGTATTTTTAGCTTCATTTAGATATTGTTTAAAACTATACATTTGTTTCCCACTATATCCATTATATCAAAATTCAAGGCCATTGTCAATAAAAATTCCAATCAAATCCATTAATAAATCACTACTTACGACAATATTTATAAGATTAGATTACTTGATTTTTAATACTTTATGTACAAACCACTTTAAAAATCTCTTAATATAACCGTTAACCCATTTATTCATTACCCAACGAAAGATTCTAACGACTATTAATATAGGACTTGCTAGAACATCAAAGGCAATAAGTCCAACATCAACAGAAAAATCTATAATGTTGTCTGTATTACAAGCCTTCTTCCATCTTTCTTTAAGTGTTAACTTCATTCTAATTCCCTTTGGCAATAACAAACTTGCCTGAAAGAGGTGTACGAGAGGTTACATATTGATACATAATTAAAACAAAGTCATTAATTTGTTGTTGACTTTTTTTATCTGTTCTTCTAAACCACTTCTTCAGAACGGGCATAATATTATTAATAATATTTAAGGCAGATATTTCACCTCTTTTAAAATTGAATAAATTTTTATTTTGTCTTTCTAATGCTGATCTTTGTTTTACAATAGGTTCAATCTGTTTAAAATACATCTTCTCACCATCTTCATATAATTTTTTTACTTTTACTCCTGTTTGTCTATCTACAAATGATAACAAGTTAGCAAATACTTTCATAGAACCTATTGAACCACCTCTTGCCTCTGCACCACCACCTAAAAACTCTGCAACAAATCTTTTAGCACTAGGGTCGTGTCTGAATTTTATATCACCAGATTTAAGTAATATTCTCATATCTCTAGTTTCTGTCTTCTTACCAAAGGCAACTTTCTTATAAGGTTTCCAGTCTGTTGTTCCTTTTACCACTAAATTTTTTAGTGATTGAATTTCTTTTTTTCTATCAAAGTTAACTAATTGTATTATAGCTTTTTTTGTAGTTTTCTTTAGTGATAAAGGCAACATATTACCACTATCAATTAAATCACTTATTAAAACATTTAATTGTGGGAACCCAAATGAATTGGGTTTAGCTTCTGCTAATGTAGTTCTTAATTTATCTTTTGCCATTTTACTTGCAAGATATATGTCGGCAGGAGACCATTTGTTTATGTCACCAAATCTTGTTTGATTTTTTATAGTGATAGGCATTTTGTTTGCCATAGACCATAACTTTTGTATAGTACCCATAACATCTTTATCACCTCTAAAGTAAAATAGATTTTGATAACCTTTACCTTTAATTTTGTAATCTTTATCTATTGTTTCTATTTGTTTAATTAGTTCTACTGCAATTAGATTAGATGATGTATACCAATCATTATTAGAAGTTAAAAATTTAGTTATGTCATTATAAGAAACACCAGGTGTATCTAGTCGTTTAAACGCTAGTTCTAACTTTTTATTATACTTGTCTTTAAAATCTGTAAATGTGGGATATGTTTTAAGGTCAAATGCCTTATCTATACTACTTGCACCTACATTATCTGCAAGTGAAGAAAATAGTGCTTGTGCTGATTCTAATAATGTTGTCTTGTCTGCCATACATATATTTATGTATTAGGCTATCTAACTTTTGTAATCTGCGTAAACATTACCTGAAACGGTATATCTGTAACCTTCAAAAGGTTGTTGTCTAACTTCATGCCTCATCATACTAGGAAAAATTAATAACATTCCTGGTTTGATTTTTTTCTCTACACCAAGTCCTTCTTTTGTTTTTACTTCAGGAAAGTATAAACCTGGGGCACCTTCTGGTGCCGTTATGTAATAAGCACAGGAATAGATAGCAGGCCAGTGATCATGTGCTTTAGTTGTTTGACCTGAAGTGTACTTTAAACCCCATAGATTTTTTATTAAAAACTTATAGTTATGAGTTGGATTAAATTGCATACGAGAAATAGCGTCACAAGCATCCAAATACATTTTAGCAAATCTTTCAAAACCAGGATATTCCCACATTTGCCAATATGTCATCTGACATTGTGCGTTTGTTTTATGCCCTTGTTGATCGCCTACTTTTTCTATTTCTTCTATAAGAAGTTTATCCATTTCTGGTTCATCAAGTTGAAACTCAAAAATAGCTTCTTTTCTATTTACTTCAAAATCGTTTCTTGCTATTTGATATTTCTTCATCGCTTCTCTTATCAAAACAAGATGGGAAACCATAGTTACCAAATGTTTTGTTTTTGTTTTGAAATTTAACAAGTGCTTTTACATCTTCTTCAAAGAAAGATTCTTTTAAAACCTGACCTTTAGGCATTTCAACTGCTCTCCATATTATCTTGCCATTCTTTTTAACCATAGCAGACTTGTAATACACACCCTTATTTATTCGTTTTTTAATTTTCTTTTTCATAATGAGTTAAAACTTAATGCTATCCTATCTGTTGTTTGGTTTACTTTATAACTAGAGTCATGTTCTATCCACGATGGGAATATTATTAAATCATTATTCTTAGGTTTAAAATTAAAATTTATGCAATTGTTTTTATCAATATTATCAAACTTATATAATTTGACTTTATCGTTTGGATTATAAAAATATATATCACTACTTGAATCATCTATATTTAAGTATATCACACCACTTAATTTAGAGGGTATATGGTCGTGTTTCATTAAACTACTATCTTTATCCATAATTGTAATCCATGAGTTATCTACTTTTAAATTTTTAAATCCTAATTCTATTGAAGTTTTATCTATTATGTTTTGTATATCTTGTTTTAAATTTTTACATTCTGGTACATTGTTTGTAAAATAATCTACTATATAATCGCCATCTTTAAATTTAAACTTATCATTTTTATAATGTGATATTTTAAAGTTGCCATATCCTACACCTTCTACATTACCTAAATTATTAAAAACATTTGAATTGTCTTTTATGTGTTTAACAATATCTTTTCTTATATTGTCATCTAAAAAATTTTCAATATAGATTATAGGTGTACTAAACAATTCTATTTTGTTCATACTTTAAAATCAGAAAACTTATCGTAAACATTTTCAGCAGGTCTAGGTCCTGCAGGTTGATTAAGTTGTTCTTCACTCTCTTGGTTACCATCTGATAAGTTTTGTGCTGATTGTTCTACATCATATAGTCTCATTTTACTTCTATCAACACCAACAATAAATGATCTATTTACAGCAGGATCATTATATCTATTTTTTAATTGTTTAACTTTCATTTGATTTAATTCTTCTAAATCTTCATTTGATATAAGAGCAAACATAAAATCAGCAGTTGCAGGAAGACCAAAACTTTCTGAAGTATCTTCTAAACCAACATCACTTGACATATAACCAGTTCTAGTTGTTTGTGTAGCAGATACAATAGGTAAATTATTTCTTACAGCAAGACCTCTTAATTCTTCAGCGATTGCCTTAACATAAAAATAAGATGATATATTGCCACCTTTAAATCTACTAGATGAACATATATTTAAATAATCTATGAATACAATATCTGGTTTAAAACTTTTCTTTAATGCAAGTTCATCAATAAGTCCTTTGAAATGGCCTGCATGAGCAGACGCAGTAGGATATTCTTTAATAATTAATTGACCATGTGCTTTCTTTTTTAATTTAGAAATCTTTGTATCATAATATTGTTTAGGCATTTCGTATAATTCATCAACGGTTACATCTAATAAGTTTGCGTCAATTCTTTCAGCAATTCTTTCTTCAGCCATTTCTAAAGTTATATACAATACGTTTCTGCCTTGCATAATCATAGACGCAGCCACATGACACATAAACAAAGATTTACCAACACCAGTACCTGCAAGAGCAATGTTCAAAGTTTTAGGTGGTATACCACCTTTTGTTATTCTATTGAAATATGATAAATCAAATTTTAATCTTTCTTCTTCTCTATGATAATATTCAAATCGGTCATCAGCTTGATTTAGATAATCATGCCCAATATGTGTATCAAACGAAACAGCAAGAGCGTCTGATAGTATAGATGGTATTGCCTCTGGTGTATGTTTTTTATCTTTGCCGTCTAATATTTTGATACCTGATAGTACAGCATTATGTACAGCACGATCTTTACACCACTTCTCTGTTGTATCTGTTAACCATTCTATATCAGTTTTTTCATCTGCTTTTAAAGTTTCTAATACTCTTTTTGCAATCTTAAATTCATCTTCGGTAATATTTTTTAGATTAGATAATTCAATACTGATTGCTTCTTTAGATGGTAGATTGTTATATTTAATAATATAACTTTCTATAATTTCAAATATGGTTACTTCTTCATTTGAAGTAAAGTAATCTGTTTTTAGGAAAGGTAAAACTTTTCTACTAAAGTTTTCGTTGTGAATTAGATTAGTTAGTATTGTCGTTTCGAGTCTGTGGGTCATTTATATTAAGTTTACCTTCCTTTAGTTGTTTTTCCATTACTTCTATTAGTATATCGCCTATAGCGAATCTAAATTCTTCACTTTCGGTATCTACATCATTTATATTTCTTTGTACGTTATAAGTAAATTTTAAAGGTAATTCGCCTTGTTTATTTTCTTCTGAGGCAAACTTAACTTGACCATAGGTGTATATAACACCTTCGTATGGCCCACTGGTAATCTTAATACATGAGAAGTCATCAACCTCTCTCTGAACAAAAGCGTATTTTGTTTTATTCTGCACCATAGAGGAATTCTTTTTTGGCAACTTCGTCAATCTTATTGAGAACCTCTTTAGTATAGAATTTATCAGGTTCATTATTGATAGTCTTAGCATATTGTTTTGATCCGTCTGGTAATTCTACTCTTGTTGATACTGATTTAAATACACCATGTTTAATTGCAAGGTCTAATAATCCATAGTATCTTTCTAATCCATGTTTGTAAGTTAGTCTTACGTCAATCATAGCGTTTTCTTTTGTCAGCCTTGATTTATAATTTTTACAATGTATGACATTACCTATAATATCTTTACCATCTTTCTCTTTTCTTTTTGAAAGATATACTATATTACTGGCAGCATATTTTAAACCAGAACCACCACCCATTTCTTTTTGTGGGAACATTGAACCAATAACATCATAAGTATGATTAGTCATAATCATAGGTATTTTTGCCTTACCTAGTTTCAATGTTAAAACTCTAAATGCAGCCTTGACAATTTGTGATCTTGTCATATCTCTTGTTTCTTTACCCTCTGCTGTATCGGTCATTTCTTTTGTAGTAGATAACATTCCTAAACTATCTAATACAAACATAATAGGTTTTCTTTTATCTTCTGGTTGTTCTAAATATTTGTCAACAACTTTTATAGATTGGTGTCTAAACTCTTGTACTGTAGCAACTGGTACAATAACCATTCGTTTACTATCAACACCTCTACTCTCAACTAAATCTTTTGTTAACGCACTTTCTGATTCAAAGTAAATCACACCTGCGTCTTTGTGCTTATCTAAAAAACTTTTTA